CTTCCGATCTGGGGGTTCTTGTGTTGATTCAGTAAAAAAACCAGGTTCTAAATTATTTGTGTTTATGTTTTTTCTTTTAGTTTTATTTAAAGGATCACCTGTAAAGCCAGAACTTTCTCCACCAGTGTCAATTATTTCATCAGAAACGTAAACCTCACCACTTTCTTTATTTTTTAAAGCTTGTTGTCCATCTATTGTTATTTGTTCATAGGTATCATTTTGACTTAAACCTTTAAATACCTCACCAGGTAAAGTTATAGGACCATCAAGATCATCACTTTTACCTTGCCATTCTTTAATCTTCTTAATTGCTTCGTCCTCCACTTTTATTAAATAATCATTGATTTCATTTGCAGTTCTTGTATCAAATACACCGTCACCATTATCATCTGTAAACAATAACCATGTTTTAAAGTCTCTATTTAATTCTCTTTCTAAGTCCAACATAAAAGGTGTAGGGTCTTCGTCTTTTTCAAAAACTTCCCATACTTGTTGTAAAGAATCGTAAGAAGGGTTTATTTGTTTTCTTAGTCTTTGTATTATTGTATTCAATTCTGCCTGACTACCTTCTGTCTGACCTTTTCTACTGGACTCTATCTGACTAACAATTTTAGTTTTTATCTTATCTTCTTCGTCTGTAAGTGGTCCTAAAGAATTTAATAAAATTCCTAATTGTTTAGTTGCTTCTACAGGTCTTCCTATATATGTACCTTCAGTAAGTGTAAAAGAAAAATCTTTTAACTTTGATATTCTTTGTGGTTGAAAAATATCAATCTTTTCATCAATCCAATCTACACTTACACCATATTTAGATCCAAATGCCCTTAGTCTTTGAATAGTGTTGTAAGGTAAATTATCTGGAATACCATCCTTATTAAGATCTTCTTTCGGTCCTAGTTCTTTTATAAGTTGTAGCAAACCAATTTCTGCTTCTTCCTGTTTATTCTTATTATTTATTTCATCAATCGCATCTTTATCTTTTATATGTTTAATTGTTTGTTTGTGCATTTCTGATAGAAACTTAGGATGTGTTTCAAATATGCTTGCTCCATTAGGACCATATTTAATACCTCTCATCATTTCTAAAACATTATTAGATCCATCCATACCATCAAGTGTATAAGCTTCATCTCTTAAACTAAGTGAATAATTTAATAAGGAATCAAAAAATTTAGTTTCATTATCTTGAGTAATACCTAATAAAACTTTGTTATCAATAAAAGTATTAATTTTATTTATTGCATTATCTTTATCGCCATCACGATAATTTCCATAAGCACTTGTAATAACTGCAAAAGATTGTTTTTTTAATTTATTAAATTTATAAGTATTATGATTTTTAATATGTTCTGTAACTATTTTTTGTGTAATTTCACTTTGTTTAGGATAGAAATTATCAATTACATAATCTTCTTTTATACCGCTAGTTAGATTTCCAGCTACTGTGCTTGTTTCTAATAAAAAGTCTTGAAACTGTGGTGAATTAACAGGAAAATGTGTTATCGGTACTTGTATCTCTTTATTATCTTCTGTTGTTATTGTATATTTTTTGTTGTTATATAAACCTAAAATTTTATTAGAAAAGTCATCTGATACTAATTGACTTTTAACTTTGTCATATTCATCATCTGCAAAAATACTTCCACCTATTAATTGATTAGCTACTGCATTACCATCACTATTACGAATATCTTTAGTAACATTTTTAAACCCAAGTTTTGATTCTTCTAAAGCTATTTTTGCACCTTTTCTTCTTTCTTCTTCAACTGCCTGTTCCATTCTTGTAGCAACAAATTTTTGCAAGTTAGGATTAATAGTCTTTAAAGCAGATGCAAGTTCTTGTAATCCTGTCTTTGGTTGAACACTAGGGGGTGCTACAAAAGTATCTACAGGACTTGCAGAAGATGTAAAAGCTGTACTTTGAAAACTGTTAGTCATAATGCTGCAAGTTGACCGTAGGTTGATAAGCCCTGAGTGGCTACATTAAGTAAGGTGCTACCTAATGAAGGGATTTGGTTATAAGCTTGGTTAATATTACTTTGTAATTGATTACGTCTGTTATCTCTAGTTGCAATAAGACCTTTAACATCTCTACCATATTGTCGTGTTGCTGATTCCATTGTTTGATTAATAGATTCTCTGAAATTTGCTGCCTGTCTTTCTTGATCAGCAAGCAATACATCTATAGTAAGACCTGCACGTTCTGAAGCAATGATTGCTCCTTTTTGTTGTAAAGCTCTTATATTTGCTGCAAACTTTTCTTGTGATTTTGATGCTTTTGTTTCTTTTAATTTTTCTGCCAAACCATCTTGCATATTTCTAAAGGCATCTTCTGCTGATTGGTTTGCTATCAATGATGATTTATATACTTCATTTGCAGCTTGTCTAGCTGCCTGTTGTTCTAATAAACCAGTAGCAAGGTTAATACCTAGTGAAGCAAGAAAAGGATTGGTTGCAGCACCAAGACCAAATAAACCTCCAGCAGCTGCTGGTGCTGCGTATGAAACTGCTGGTGCTGCTGCAAGTAAACTAGAACCTAATGCAGCAGAACCTAATCCAGTTGCAGCACCAAATCCAAGAGTAGCTGGAATCGCTGAACTAGCTAAAGCTGCTGGTGCAAATGCTGCTGCCGAAGCACCGCCAACACTTGCTAAACCAACACCAGTACCTAAACCTCCAGCAACAGCAGGTGCAGCAAAAACACACATCTAGGCTATCCTCAAAAATTCGTAGAATGGTTTACCTTGGATTCCATACTTTTCGTGATAATTAATAAAGGTAAAACCAAGAGACTTTAACCACTTGATAGCAGAATCATTCTCTGCATATACAAAATTATAAAGTATATCGTAAGATTTCAATAAACTTTCTACCCATTCTCGTCCTTTTCTTATTAGTTGTATTTTATATTTCTTATTTTCAAACAACTTATCAGTAGCAACCATCCATATAACACCACCATGAACAACACCACAAAGTCCTATGGGTTGATCATTATCATCAGCTATAGCCATGTTTACTTTGCTACAGATATAAGTAAATTGAAGGGCTTGTTGTGGTTCTTGTCCTGTTTGATATAAAGCTTCTAACCTATCCACTTCTCTCATGTTGTCAGCCACATATCTAAGATCTTGTAAACTAGCTTTTCTTAAATGTCCCATTAGACTCTCCTACTCCTCATATGGAACATAGCTTCATATTCAGCACTTGATAGTTGAGTAGGCAAGAACGTGTCATTTTTTACATCTATATTAACTCTATCTGCTCTAGACATAATTGGCACTCTAAATGTACCTGTCTCTAAATTAATCTGTCCGATAGAACTAGAAGCTGATCCTAGTAAACGACCTGTAAATTTATGGGTAGATGTATCTCTATTTTCTGGTGTTACTTCCACCTTAAAAAATCCAGAGTCTTCAAACTTAATATAAAAATGATGCAGTTGTAATCGACCACTTATAAATTCACTTCCACTTTGTCCACTACCACCAGCAGTAAGTCTTTGTGAACTAAACCTATAGTGCATTTCGTAAGGCTCACCAATAATAAATTTACTATTTCTAAAATCTCCTGTAGCAGTAATGGTAGATGTAGAACCATTAGATGTATTTGTTGTAGTTAAGACCTGTCCTGGTTTTAGTGTTTTGGTATTACCCTGTGCATCAACAAATGTACTTGTCTCTCCATCAGCAAGGTATCTACCAACCACATTCATGTCTGCTCTTAATCTATAAGGAACTGTAAATGTAGTTAGACCAGTACCAGAGCTATAAGCTGTTGAGACACCTGTAGTTGCTTCTGTAACCTTATGGTCTAGATGAAATTGAAAGTCTGCATTAGCTTCAGTAAAGTCTGTCTCAAAAGGTATCTTCTCCAGTGTTACCTTATTAGCTTCTTCTACTACTGCAAATAAATCAGTACCAATAAAATCTACATTTTTAAAAGATCTGTTGCTATTGATGGTAAAAGTAAACCAACTGTTTAATATTTTTTGACCTTGATTACCATATAACCATCTGTTGATATACAACTTGTTTGTATTATCACTACCTAATAAAACCAATACATCTTGGTTGTTAGATACTGCCATTTTAAAAACATTACTTGGTATCAGTTTTGGTACATGGATAGTAATGTTAGCTGCATCTCTTATTTCATCTCCCTGTGTTATATATTCTCTGATACCTGCAAAAGATCCTTTTTTAGTTAAGAAATAAATAGAAGTACCAGAACCTACAGGTTGTGCATCATCACTACTTTCAAACTCTGTTGCCACTATGACGTTAGCTGTTTTTGGAGTAAGGTTATCTGCTGAACTGGCTAATACAAACTGCGTCTGTTCTGAGAACAAGATCAACTGTTCTCCCATAGTCACTGCGTGTTTAAGAATAGCAACTTTGGTATGAGAAGCAGCTACATCTATCGGTTCACTATCTATAACTGATATAACAGTTTCTGGAAAGAAATTAAAAAACTCAGACACACTAGAAAGAATTACATTATCACCTGCTAAAAATCCAAGTCGGTTTCTGAAGAAAAAGACGTTGTTAATTTTTCTACCAATAAAAGATGGGTTAGGTGCTGATGCTAAATCACCTACGGTTCTTTCTCCCCACTTAGGTAACGTATAGTCAACACTAGATATGGTGTATGTATCACCATCAACCTTTGCAAACCTAAAATTACCATCAGCCTGTCTTACTAAGACATGAGGCATAGTTGCATAATCAAATTTAAAAGTAATACCAGGTGCTATTGTTTCTTCCCACTGCCCTTCTTCAAAAGCACCACCATTATTAGTAACAAATTTAACGTAGTAATTATCAAAGTTACTATCCTCATCTCCCTTAACTTCTACTACATAACCATCAGGTGACACAGTTGGTAGGTCAGTAAACCTTTGTACTGTATCTTTTACTATGGTCATTTTGGTATCACCCTGAGTATCAGTACCATCTATAGAAAAATTAGAATTATCATTTTTTCTGATGTATAAGACAGGACCATTACGAGCAATGGTAAAACCACTTAATGCAGAATCTAAACTGTTTTTTAAATTAGTTGCAACTGTATCTGTGCTTAGTGGGTCATCTCCTGTGGTGTCATCACTAACTGTATTACCATCAACCGTAACTGAATAAGTTGTTTTAGATGTTGCCTGATTTATAAATACTATTGCCTTAGTTCCTGTACCACCACTAGCAGTAGAATCCATTGCTGCTGTAATGCTTGTATTAACAACAAAGGTATAGTCTGCAATAGTTACAGTCTTAATAACGCTTCTAGGGTCTGATGTATTTAGATATGCTGTACCGTCAGGTTTGTTTACAGTCTTTTCATTACCTGCTAAATCATAAACTTTTACATTACCATTGCTGAATATAACTACATACTGTTCTGTTGGATCTCTATTAATAGTTTGTATATGAACATTACCTAAAGAAGAACTGCTTAAAGCAGTTATATATCGCAGACCAGATCTTTTTACTAAACCTATAACTGGATTAGAGTCAGCATTATCTTGTATATCAGCATGATCAGCTTGTTTTGTTGAGTCTGAAGACTGAGATATACCTCTCAATAAAGTTGGTATAGCTCTAGATATAACACCCATAGTTACCTAATTAATGCTCTTGAAGGATTGTAAGTATCGAAGACACTTGTAAGGCTAGGATCACCTCTCAACAGGTTATGATCCGCATTACTAAGGTCTGTTTCCATCAGTATAGCTCTAGCCCTAGTTTCGTCTTGTTGTGTATAAGTCCTAAGACCATCATCACTAACTAATCTATCAACAAAAATACGAGCAGCTTTAATTGTTATATACCTTCTTGCAGGTTCTGGTATTTCTTCAAAGGTTCTAAAATAAACAACTGTACATATTAAATCTTTCGCAAAATCATACTTATTATTTAGTCTGTCATACAGCTTTAAACCACGCTGTATTGCATCAATATCTGTGTGGTGATGAATGTTAGGGTCAACTCTTAAAACGTCTATAGAAAGGGCTACATGATTAGATCCATCTCTTGTAAGAGTGACATCTATCTCTGTATTAAAACTCCACCCCTCTGATTGGACTTCTTTGTTTACTTCTGTAAGAGTTGATTGTGCTAAACGAGCATCTACAGGCAATGTACCTGTAAGACTATTTATAGGTGCTTCTCCTATAGCAGCCAACATAATGTTGATGCTTTCTAGTTCTGTTGTAGCTGCTGTTGTCATTATGCTGTAGCAGTCCTAGCTGCATCTTTAAAGTTTTGTGATGTTGGTCTACCTTTCTCTCCAGGCTTTCTCATCTTTTCACCAGATCCTTTTGCTATTCTTTTACGTTTAGCATGGATGTTGGCATATAAGCCTTTACTTTTTTTTTTAGGTTTCTTGATTTTTAAAGAATCTCTACCGTAATGACTTGGCATAATTTACCTCAAAGAAAAAAGAAGGAGTACCCATTGCTGAGTACCCTTCTGTATGTAGTTAAGAAGCAGATAGCTTGATTGTAGCTGCACATTCTGGTCTTAGGATTCCATGACCTAGAGCATACTTAGCAACCATCAAAGTACCTTGATACATGATTCCATAATCAGAACCAGATATCTCAGTTGTCATGTCCATAAGTTTCACAGTACCAACTGCTGACTTGTGGAATACAAGACCGATAGTTTTGCTGTCATCACCAATGTAGGTGTTGTTTGATCCAGCTAGTTCGTTAGTGTCTGCTGCACCAGGAGCTTTGTTTGTTTGAGGTACGTTGTTACTCATCATTACAGGAATACCTGCAACCATTTGTACTTTACCTGACGCAAAAGATCCGTTGCCACCTGGGTTAAAGTCAACATCAACTGTTCTTGTAGCAGACTCAGCTAATTTGTAGTACTCAGCAGGTGGTAGTACACAGAAACGATCTGTTGTAGGAATGTCTCTTTCATCAAACGCTTGAGCAATGTCATAAATAGCTGCTGCTATCTCATCACCTGTTACATCTGAAGAAGCTGTATTACCGTTAGCAAGTGTAAGAACTGTACCGCCAGATCCACCAGTAAGTGTGGTTGAAGCTCTAGAAGCATTAGCTATACATTTAGCTACGTTTTGATCGTATCTTTTTGCAAGAGCCTTACCTAACTCAGTTGCATAAATTGACCTTATATCATAATGATTCTTGAGTTCTTCAAGATCAGTTACGAAAGACTGTGCAATTAATAGATCATCAATGCTGATGATTTTTTCATTTGCCAAGATTTGGTTTGCTCCTACGAGAGGAGTGCCTGGTGTGTGATATGCAGCAGTTGCAGCACCTGTAACAGGGAACTGTGCTGATTTACCAGAACTGATTGTACGGACGTTGTGAAGGCTGTCGTTGAAAATGTTATTTTCAGAGAAAGCAGTCAGAACTTCTCCTGAGAAGACCTTAAGAAATAAAGCTTCATAACCAGTACCAGAGTTGTTAACCAAACCTAAGCGTGAGACTGTAGCGTTAGCCATGAGTTTCCTCTTAGATTAATAATTTTACTTTGGAACTTCCTTTAGCCCTTCCGTTCTCTCAGCGTTGTCTGACGCATCAGGCACTTTGATATTGAGAAATGTTTATAGAAGTTATCAAAATGATAACAAAAAATTAATTACAATTCCACTTTCTTAATGCAAGTGCTTTACGAGTAGGTTCACCATTAGGCTTTTTCATTGGTCCTTTTACTCCTCCCATCCTTGCACAAAAAGATTTCTTTCTTGCTTTTTCTGTTTTTGATAGACCTGATTTTTTAGTAACAGGTCTTTTTAAATTACTACCAGTTTTCTTATTAATATACTTTCTACCCTTCTCTGATAAACCACCAGTAGGGTTTTTATGTACCTTCTTTATCTTGAGGCTATCTCTAGACATTACCTAGTAGTAAAGACATCACTACCACCTAAACGCCTTTGCACATCTTCAGTGTAAGTTACATCTTTACCATATCTAGGATCTCTCATAGCAGTTACTACTTCTGCTGTTGACTTGTAAGGTGTAGGTCCGCTTGTTGCAGCCTTGCCTGTTACTAAGTTTGGTTCAACTCCCATAGCGTTACTGTATTGAGAATAAAGTCCTTGTACTGCCAGTTTAATAGATGGAGCGTCACCTGTCTCTGTCAGCTTGTTAAATGCCACTGCATCTTCCTGTGATAAGTTCTGTTCTGCCCAAGCTGTCATCTTGGAATAGTTAGCCTCACCACCCACAGAATCTTTTATACTTTGTATCTGTTGTGAAGGTATATCGGCAGATTGAGCGGAAGCACCTTTCAATCCATCAAGGTATGTATCTATAACTTGTCTGGAGAAACCAGCACCTTCTAGCTTGGTGTAATCATCTTCTGATATCTCACCTGATTCCTGAAAGCGATTTGATATATCTTGTGGATCTATCTTTGCTTCAGTTAATACTTCAGCTAGACCTTCACCATAGTATTCATTGGCATTAAACTCTGGTGTTTCTGTCTTTTCTGTAGCTGTTTCTTCTGTAGCTGTTTCTTCCTGTGATTGTGTACCTAGTTTACCCTCCAGTTCTTTATAACTGGCAGCTAGATCTTCTACAGATTTAAATTTACCTAAGATAAGACCATTCTCATCTGTTTCATTTTTTGCAAGAGTTTGTAAATCTCCTTCAGACATTGGAGGAGTTTCATTTACTGCAACTTGGGCTTCGGGCATAATAGTTTCCTAGTTATTAGTTATTGTATTACCATTTTTGGTTTTGACTATAGTTGGCTTACCAACAACAGGTTCATCATTAACACCTAGTCTGCTTACAACAGCTTTTGATGTATCAGTCTCAGGTTTTGGATTAGGCTTCTTGGTTGGCATTAGTTTCCTCCGCTACTTGTTGGGCTTGAGCATTGTTCTTGGGATCTAATAAAGGAGATCCAAGAGCAGCAGGTCCGAGATGTTGGATAAGTTGCTGCTGTTGCATAGCTTGCATCTCAGCCTGTATCTCTTCCTGTGTCTTCACTAGGTTAGCAGTATCAATACCAATAGAGTTTGCTAGTCGTTTTATTGCTTCATCTACATTCATGTACTGACGCATTATGTCTGGACCTAAAGCTTGACTTACCGTTCCAATAAATTCAATAAGCTTATTACGATCATTACCTCTACCAAGACCTTGTACACCTGTAACAATCTTAGGCTTTACCAATTTCTCAGGTAACTTAGGTACTTTGCCAGATCTAACTAACATATGCATCCTACGTCTTAGATAAGGTAACTGAAACTCTTGAGTAAGGATGCTGTAAATACCACCAAGACTGTTTTCTAATTCATTAGCCATCATGGTAACTTCTGCTGCTGTTACTCTTTCAGCATCTCTCTGTACAGACCTAGCCATAAGAAAGGCATACTCTAGTCTTGATTCTATTCTTTGTATTGCAGAAAAAGATACTTGAAAGTCTGCTCCTTTGTTTACCTGCATAACAGATACATCAGCAGCACTACCTTCTCGTATTGCACCGTTAGGAGCTTTAGCTAAAGTAGCTGCTCTGGTTACACCATTAGGATTTACAAGAAATAAAGTTTTAGCTGATGCAGCAGCACCTTCTATAATTGCTTGCACCAAAGCTTCTAAACTAATTAAATCTCCTTTGTACTCACTGACATATCCACGACCATAATCTTCTCCATCTACTCTGACAAACCTGAGAACAATCCAAGGTGTTACGTCTAATTTAGATCTACCATCAGTACCTGGTATCTTTTCTCCTTTACATTCTTGATGCCAATAAAAATTATCATCTAATCGTTTTACACAAGTATATATATCAAGGTCACTATCCATTGATTCAGCATCATAATTCTCTTTTTTTCTAAGCTGTTCAACAAAATCAGATGGCAAGGCTTGAGGATGTACTGATTCTTTAGTAATAATTTCTAATATGTTACCTACTGCATCTCTCTTGCATACAAACTTTGATAATGGGTAAACTTTTAAGCCTTCATCTGTTAAATAAAGAAGAGCATTACCACCAACAACTAAATGCTTTAATGCTTCAAACATTGCAACTCTGTCGTTAGATATTTCTATCTCATTCATCAAAGCTGTTTCTATTGATCTAAGTCCTTTATCTATTTCTGTTTCTAGTCCTTCCTGTCCTTGCTTCAGTAGTTCAAGACTATCAATACTTAGTTTGAAGAAGGCTGTTGATGGAGGTAGCAGACTAAATAATAATTTTGAAGAAAGGGAATTTGTACCTCTGGCTCCCACTGCTTGGAAGGGGGTTTTTGTCTTAGCTCTAGTACCAGTTGCAGTCTCTGGAATAAGGGTAGGTATTGTTAATTTACTACATTCTTTTGCGTCATCATAATAACTAGATCTTGCACTTTCCAACTGTGCATACCTACCAGCAGCAGTTTGACCAGGTGTTGAATAATCCATTTTAGGTTGGGTAGTTTAAATTTCCAGATTGAACACCAGGGTTAAGAGGTATTTGCAATGAAGAAGTGCCTAACATATCTGGTTTTGGTTTTGGCTTTGGCTTTGGCTTTGGCTTATCGCCTGTTCCTGGTTCATCTCTGTCATCACCAATAACTACAGCACTAGCAGTTTCTTCAACAGGTGAATCCTTTGGTTCTGCTTTAGGAAGTTCTGGTGTTTTTGGTCTGCTAAAAAAACACATAGCTAATTCTCCAAGACTGATTCTGTGAGCATGGTATCTTTTTGCCTAGCTTGTTGTTCAATAAGGTAATCAACAAGAGATCGTTGCCCTGCTCTATACCATACCTCTCTATCAGTTAATGACAAATCAGGATGGCGATGCGGAAAGATTTTATCTAAAGCAAAAATCAATTCATCTGTAATAACAGGAAGCTTTTCAGATGACATGATTAGTAAGATTTATATATATTGTAGTTCACTTTTAATAATAAAGTATAGCAGGTTTATATTTATGTGATAAGGTTGATATGCTTATCCAAGCAACTCGGAAGAACACTTGCAACGCTACTTGCAGGTGTTTTTTTTATGGAGTCCAAAGAGATACTTCTCCTGTCTTGTAATCAAAATCTCCATCTCTTAGTATTCTTGCCAACTGTGCGTTAAGTACAGCATCACTGAAGTTATATTTCTTTTTTTCATACGCAGCTACTACCTTCTCCCACATCTGTTCCAGTGTTTTAGATTCTCCCAGTATCTTCTCTGCTGTTACTGGTCCTACTTTATCTATACCAAAATAGTTATCTGTACTGTCTCCTGTAAGGGCTTGTATCATCCAATGTCTATCAGCTTTACGTTTGGTTATAAGTTCAAGGTCATCACCTGCAAGCAGTGTGCAAGGTACAGACCTCATGTCCTTATCGACTGAAACTATTATTGGGTTTTCATATTTTTTAGATGTTGCAAGCAAAGCCATTACATCATCGCCCTCAAGCCCATCAAAACTTTTTGATTCATACTTTTCTCTTACCTGCTCTACTATTTTTTTAAAGGCTAAAGGTTTTCTTTTGTTCTTTCTATTAGCTTTGTACTCTGGATATATTGTATGTCTGAATGTCGGGTACTCAGTAAAGCACATAACAACATCCTTATCTCCTTCAGCAATAGTCTGATAATAAGAGACTCTGCCATCAATCATCTCATGTACATCTCTTTCATCAGCATGAAGAGTATGTAAGTTATCATCCCATTTAATGTCCTGTTCACAGGCACAACATGAAGAATACAAAAGCCAATCAGCGTCAATTAGTAAAGTCATTAGTTTCCGAAGTAAGTTTCCATAGGTACTACAAGTCTCCCTGTGCTTTGGTCATACAATAATTTATCTATTGGTCCTGTCATCCCTGTATGTCTGTTCTTCAGTACTCGTAGCTGTAGTTCTGCTCTTTCTGCATAGCTTTCCGACTGCTGATTTCTTTCTGCCGATATGCACAAATCCGATAGTTGTAAAATTCCAGAGCTTCCTCTCAAGTCAGAGGTACTTACAGTCTGTCCTTGTTCGTGCGAAAGACCAGGTGGCCTTCTTAAATGACTGACAAGTATTAAACCTATGCCAGTAGATTCAACGACCTGTCTTAATTTTGTACACGCAATATCAATAGCTCTTCTTTCATCGACATTATCTATACCAGAGACTACTATTGTTAGATGATCCAGTATCACTACATCTACACCTTCTGCTGTTGCAAGGTAGGTGATCTGTTCTATCAACCTATCAGGGTCCATAGATCCAAAGTGATCATATAAGAATAGTTTTTCTGTACCAAACAACCTGTCAAAGGATTGTTTTAGCCCTTCTGTTTCTTCTACATTATCCTCAAGGTGCAGGGGTTTATTCATCTCTACACCGAGTATCCCCTGCATTGTTCTTTGTACACTCTCTTCAAGTGCAATGTAACCAACAGTCAGTTTATTCTTAAGAAAGTGATGTGCTAGTTCTCTACATATAGTTGACTTACCTGTACCACTACCTGCTGCTATTGTTATCATCTGACTTTTACGAAAGCCTTTTGTAAACTGATCTAGCATTGGATATGGAAAAGGACAGATGCTGTTAGTTCCTTTCTTTGTTAGTTCTTCCCAGAGGTTACTGGCATTAAGTATGCCATCTGGTCTAACAGGTGTTGCTTGGAATAAGAGTTTTCTAAGTTCCTCCCCTTCACCTGCGAGGAGCATTTCATTAGCGTCTTTTCTAGGGAGTCTACATATAGCTGCCTTGCCAGCAGGTAAGATTTTAATTGCTTTTTCGGCAGCAGCCATGCCAGGCTCGTCACTGTCAAAACAAAGAACTATTCGTACAAATTGAGATAACCATTTTAAATTTGCTGCTAAGTACTTGTTAGCTGATTGTGATCCAGATGGCAAACTAACCACAGGAAACTTGTTACCTTGCACTTGAGAAACAGACATACAATCTATCTCTCCTTCTGTGATGGTGACAAACATATTACCTGTATTCTGTTGTCGCCAAAGTCTTTGACCCCATAGCTGTAGTTCTGTTACATCACCAAGCCAAATAAATTTTTTGTTTTGAAATCTAATGTGCTGTGCAGCTTGCCTACCTAACTTATCTTCATAGGTAGCGACCTGTACTGGTTGACCATTATGTTCTGATATTCCGTAGTTAAATAGTTCACAGGTTTCTTGTGTCAAACCACGTTTCGGTAAAGGTCTTGGCGATACAAATTTTAGTAATGGTTTCTTCACTGTCTTGATAAAAGATTTTCTGGGTTTATCTTTTTCTGGTTGCAATGTAAAGCCACAACCAAAACAATAACCATGACCGTCATCATAGATAGCCATGTTATCTTTACTGCCACACTCAGGGCAGCTAGTCTTTCTTACATACTTGCTCTTGCTGTTCATACCATTCTTCTGGGATAGAGCCATGACTCCAAAGAAAACCATGCTTGGTTGCCCAAGCACCGTAGGTTAAACTTCTTTTGCCACGACTCAATTTTGCTCTACTGTTTTGAAAACAGAATCTTATATCTAATTCGGGTCGTTGCGTCTTAATCGCAATATGTTTTCTTCTGTCCTCTTTTGAGAAGAAGCCCTTAGTTTCAATACAGATGCCGTTGTCAAGGATGAAATCAGGCTTATAAACGCAACTGATTTTGTAGCTAATATCGAGTGTTTCATATGTGAATTGAATCTTATTTGCATGAAGTGTAGCTGCTATTCCAGCTTCAAACTTGCTTCTAAAATTCGTCCCCTGTATTGACTGTTTGAAAGCCCGCAACTTTGGGCTTTTCTTCTGGGGTTGCTTCCTCGATTTCAAAACCATAGCCTTGTGCTGTTTTTGTATATTCAATATGTTTATGGATGATCACAGCTTCTGGTTGGATCTTTATGCCAACACCAAAGCTAGGATTTTCCCATCCACTACATTTCATATTGACCTGTCCAGTTGTACCAGGACCACACTTGTTAACCTTCTCTCTTTCTTCTTCAGACATAGGTTGACCTTGTGCGTTATATAAAACAGGAGGTCTTTGCTTCCATTGCGTACCATCTGCTCTGACTCCACCACCTTTCATTTTTGTTTTAACTCTGAAGTATGGCTTGCCATCTATCTCTTCAAAGCTAAAAGGTAAAGGTGCAAGCTTGTACTTCTTGTTAGGATTAGCAGCTTTAAGCTGTGCCTTCCATCTATCTAACAGACCGTTAAGTTGTTCTTCAATGTCTTGTGATTTTTCTGGATCAATAAGACATTCGACCTGCCATATACCTGACGCATCAAATTTAGTATCAGGTTCTACTAACCATGCGAATTGAAATAGACACACTGGTGTCGTGATGTTGATGATTTCTGATTTAATCATTTGGAAATTTCGGTTAAAGTTTCTTTTAAAATCGTCCACGTTGGACGTAACATTGATGTTACCGTACATTTTTTATCTGTCATCCCTTTGTTAGCTAAATACATAAGGTGCTAATAAAACTTCACAGATATTAAAGTCACCTGGATCTGGTGGTGTCGGTAATCGTCTTGGTTTATCTAACTGCTGTACTGCTTGGTCATATAAATTATCCAACACATTATCGGTGTACATTTCTACAAAAGATTCTTTCACACAGGATATAAATTCTTGGATGTCAGCAGCAGTAGAACCAAAACAATCATGGATAGTTGTAAAGTTTGTAAGACCTTTTTCCTTACTTTTATGCAATGCTAAATGTACATTAGCAGCATCTAAACTATGCACAAAGTTAGCAGCAAAAGACTGACTTGTTTTTCTACTGTCAACCTCATCTGTCCTGTCAGTAAGTGACAACCTTATAGTGCTGGTCCCTATTTTGGTCTTTACTTGTTTACTATTAAGCTTGTAATAATTTTGATTAATATAAAACTTAGAAGGTGTATTCCACTTCATTACTTTACTTTCATTACCAAAACATTTAGCAATGTCTGTTAAATATTGCATGACTATTGATGATTTAGGACATACTTTTTTTACGATCTGAACGATCTTTCTTGCCAAGAAATAGTTATGTGCAAAGTCATCTTGAGGCCAAGGCAACTCAATATTTTGCTGACGTATATAATCTTTAATTGCATAACAGATACCATACAAAGTACCTGAGTAAGGAATCATCATTATTGGTTTTTTTACAAACTTTCTTGTAATAAATTCTGCATGAGAATACCAATCTATAGCCAGTTGATCGTCACTATCAGCTAGATCAGTAATCAATTCTGTTCTTACCTCGTTATAAAGATCCTGTATTTCATTAAAGTGCATAAGATTTACCTTACCTGCAAGGTCTTGATCACAGGTCATGGCTGCAAAGTGCTGATAGCCATTATTACTACCATCCAACAGGACAGGATGCTTTGATATGTAGCCATAGCCTTCATCCAGCATCCCACTCCACTCAAGACACCAACTAACAAACTGGAATGGTTCTTCTGCTTTACTCCATAAACTAACAGTCGCTTCTGGATTACTAGCCACCTGTCTTGCCAATGCTGCTCCTTCTGTATCAGACCATTCAATACGTTCTTCATAGCTGCAACGACTCATGCCCCAGTGATTAGCACCTGCAATACCAAGCCAGTTCTTAGCTTCTCCATTTTTTATAGGCTTACCTTCAGCAAATCTATGTAAAGCCCTTGCTAAATCATTTCCTTGTGGGTTAAAAGTAGCAGCAGCAGGGTAAATTCTACCAGTAAAATCTGCCTGATAAACGTGGTAAAAGGTTTCGTCTTTATAATAAAGTGCAGTATCAAGCAAAGATAAGCACTGGAATCTTTTAGCTCGGTCATGGGCATTTTGGTCATGGATTAAACTTGCAGCCTTCCTATATTGCAATCTTGCATCATCATTAGTATCAATATCATGTGGTTTTGGAGGTAGTGGTAATGTTTCAGCATCAATCAAGCATCCAACTTCTATACCTCTATCCCAACAACTCTGAGCAATATCAAGAATATCTAAATTTACTTCCCACTTCGTTGATTGCAGAGCATTTAACGCTGCAAAAAACGCTGTTGGTTTTCTTTCTGTTACTTCTTCTAAGTAGTCAAGATCCTTAGACTTAATTGCTTTAACGTGCCGTAGTCTTTTGCTGTAGTAACCACCTTCTGTAGTGCTAATCCAATCTCTAGGTTTCTCAAGGCAGGGCATATAGATAGGATAAGCTGCAAATCTATTTTTTCTCTGTCTCTTAATCCACTCCATTGATCCATCAGTAAACTGAACATAAGTTTTCTTTGTATTTTTATACCCTCTTGTAGCTAATTCGATCATGCCTACTGATTGCTTCATCAGGTCAATCATTTTCATGCCAATGCGTAACTTATCTTCCTTACTCCACGACTGAAAAACAAAACCTCTATTTCTCATATGACCTATCATCATATTTCTTCTGTATCTAGGATGTGTCGTATCAGTTATATGTTTTTTTACATTAGAAAAATGCTTCTCATCTTCTTGTTCAAAGACACTAAATCTAAGTTCATCTTCTAAAAGATGTCCTATTTGTATTGCAGTCTGAGTTGCAGTCTTTACCTGTGAAGCACAATCAATGATTGCTTTGAAGGCAATAAAGGCAACAACATCTATATCAGGGTATTGATTTAACTTAATAGCAGCTACAGCTTTAGGCCCTGGTGTACCTCTCCAAGACCTATCAATAAACTGTTGTATTGCTTCTGATAAAGGTTCAAGTCCAGCAACAATCATGTTTCTGGCATAGTCATTTTCAGACTCTTTACCTTTGGATATATTTAACTGGACTTTTCTTTGGCGTGAATCATAGCCACGACCACACATTTCTTCTTCTACCTGTTGTTGTTTACTCATGTTTCAACAACTTCCATGCGTAAATTAATAGATTTAATTCATTAATTCTGCGTTCAGCATTAGCTATACGTTCATCAATCGCCTTCTCACGATCATGCCTGTATTTTGTGAGGTTAACTACGTTTGTCATCTTGATACTGGGAAATTAATAGGGCTAAGTCTGCTAATAAATCATCACATTGACTTCTTAAATTAACAACAGTTTTGCTATCTTTCTCCATCAAATTAGCAAGTTCTTCTAACGTGTACTCACGAGTACTAAAAGTTTTACCACAATCTTTACAAGTTCTAGATCTCCACACATAAGGTGCTTTAGGTCTATTCCTTGCTTGTGGTGCTGTAGTGTTTTTACCACCGCAGTTAGGACAGATAATCATTGTTGTTCCTCCGCTTTTACAAGACATTCAACAACAACAACGTCATACCAAATACCATCAACTTGTTCTTGTTCTTTTTTATTCTTTACTAAAAAATTAGTACAAGGGCATTGTTCAATCCAATGATGCAGCCTAGTTCTTACTGAATAACTCATTGGTCATCCTCCTGATAATACTGTTTTAGATCAGTTCCATATTTTTCTATAACAGCTAATCTAACCTCCTCTGGAATGGTTACATACTGAGCTATTGGATTAAAAATGTTTTCAATAGTTGATATAGCACCATAAGCTTTACCATCTTCTTTAACGTAAGTGACGTTAATCAAAGGTTTTTCTGGGTGCATACCACTTTCTTTGTTAAAAAAGAAACCAGCTTCCATAAGTTCGACATCTACTTGCATTGATCTTCCTCCCTTTTCATTGACGAAAACTTATATTCTAGTTTTTCAATGCAAAGATCCCAGGCATCTTCCTCACTTATGTCTAATTTCTTAGCAATAGACTGTGCAAGCTCCCTTAAATGAGTAGCTATGGCTGTAAGGTTGTATGGATAATCCATTATCTACCCCCCTGGAATTGGATAGACGCATTGCGTAAGCTTTCCCAATACAATCCATTACCATCATCATCAATCAAGATAATAGAATGTTTTTCTAGGTCAACACACACGTCTTTTATATACCTCCCCTCATCCTCATCGGATAAAAAGATACAAGCTCCCTTTAAAT